TATCAACAGCATGACCCAAGCCAATCCGTGGGCAACCCATGTCGCCGTCGCCGCCCCGACCCCGCCGCCAGCGGCCAGGGAAGAGCGCGCGATCCTCGGCGAGGAGCTCTGGCTGGCGCCCTGGTCCGGCGGCACGGCGGGAATCCCCGTCACCGAGCGGACGGCCCTCGAGCTGCCGGCCATGCTGGCGGCCCTCACCGTGCTGGCGACCGATACCGCCGTTCTGCCCCTGAATGTCTACCAGCGGCTGCCGGACGGCGGGCGGATCCACCGGTATGACCACCCGGTCGAGGAGCGGCTGGCCCTCAACCCCGATGGCGAGGGAGAGACGACGGCCGTTACCTGGCGAAGCGCCTGGATGGGCCACACGCTCACCCACGGCAACGGCTATGCCGAGATCCAGCGCACCGGCCGCGGGGCCATCTACGGACTGCATCTCCTCGACCCAACCACCACGGCCGCCACCCGCCAGGATGGCAAGCTGCGGTATCGGATCGATGGCGGCAAGTACCTCCCGCCCGCGAACGTCCTGCATCTCGCGGGCCTGGGTTATGACGGCATCACCGGCTACAGCTATATCCGGCTGTTGCGGCGGGCGATCGGCGTGGGCATCGCCGAGGAAACCTACACCGCCGATTACTTCGCCAACGGTTCCGAGCCTGGCGGCGTGATCGAGACACCGATTGCCCTCAAGCCGGAAGGCGTCCGCAACTTGCGCCAGGGCTGGGAAGGCCGCCACGGTGGGCCAGGGCAACGGCATAAAGTGGCCGTACTCGAACAAGGGGCAAAGTGGAATCCGACCGCGAGCGATCCCGAAAAAGCCCAGCTTGTCGAATCGCGGAAGTACCAGCTCCTCGAGGTCCTCCGAGCCTGGCGGGTGCCGCCGCATAAGGCCGGCGACTTCAGCCAATCGCACCTCGCCAACATCGAGGCGTCGAACCTCGATTACCTGATGACGGCCCTCATGTACTGGCTGGTCGCGATCGAGCAACAATGCCACCTCAAGCTGTTCACCCCCGCCGAACGAGCGAGCGGCCTCTACGTCGAGCACAACGTCAACGCGCTCTTGCGGGGCGATATCGTGAGCCGGTTCGCGGCCTATCACTCTGCCCTGGCCGATGGCTGGATGAATCGCGACGAAGTAAGACAGAGGGAGAATCTGAACCCGATCGGCGAGGAGACGGGCGGGGATAAGTTTTTGGTGCAACTCAACCAAACGACTTTGGAGAAGATCGGCGAGGACGAGGGTTTGGAGACGCCCGCCGAGGCGGCAACTGAGGAACAAACCGGCGAGGAAGCGGAGCCCGATGAGCCCGCCGCGGTCGAATCGGTCAACGGCAACGGCCAGGTGAAGGAATGATGCTACTCGCGCAAGTCGTCGTCGGCTACTCGCTGGGCCAGCTCGCAATCTTCGTCGTCGTCATCCTGGCGATCGCCGGCCTGGTCATGGTCGCGGTCAGAGCGTTCGGGGTAAGCGTGCCATCATCATCGCGGCCATTCGCATTGTGATGTCGATGTGATCGTCGTTCTGCTCGATTCCTCCGTCCTGGCTTCCGCAGCCTACGATGAGCATACGCGGGCGCTCCGGCTCACATTCCACACGGGGGAGGTCTACGAATACGGGGACATCCCCGATTACCTCTTCGCCATCCTCATCCGAAGCGACTCGGCCGGCACGGTCTTCAACGAGGCGATCCGGCCCAACTTCGTAGGCAAGCTGATCGAACGGAAAGGACCATCATCATGAGCACCGAGCGCGGTCTTCAACGCCGACATCGGGCCACACTTTGCGGCAGCACGGGTGCCAGTAGTGGTTAGCGTCGCCCGACCGGCGGAACTCGGCGTCTTCCATCCCCTCGCGGTATCCGGCCCCGAAGCCGAGCCAGACGCCGGCCACGAGACCGACGACCAGGGCGGCGAATGCGATGAGTGCGGTGGTGATCACGGCAGCGGCTCCTCTGGCTTCAACCTCGAACGGAAAACGTCATGACTACCGAGCGCCGGATTCAGTCTACCCCAGAGCTGCGGATCGAGCGACGGGCCGACGCCTCAGGGCAGACGCCCTACCTGGTCGGCTATAGTGCCGTGTTCAACGAGTGGACGACGCTCTATCAAAGCTCGACCTGGGTCTGGCGGGAAATCATTCGCCCGGGTGCCTTCTCCGCGGCGATCGCCGAGCGGCAAGACGTGCGGACGTTGTTCAACCACGATCCCAACTTCGTGCTGGGACGGACCACCTCGGGGACGCTCGCACTGAGCGAACGCGACAAGGGGCTGTTGCAAGAGACCAAGCTCTCCGACTCCCAGACGATCCGCGACCTGGTGCTGACGCCGATCGAGCGGGGCGACATCTCGGGCATGTCGTTCTCATTCCAGGTCCGCAACGGCAACACCGGCCAGACGACCGTGGACAAGGGCGACGGGACGCTCATCGTCAAGCGGGCCGGCGAGCGGATCACCGAGTATTACAAGGGGGATACCCTTTATACGGATCGGGAGCTGCTCGCGCTTGATCTCTTCGACGTGACGGTGGCCACGTATCCCGCCTACACGGGAACCTCGGTCGGCCTGCGGGCCGGAGCCGACATCGATTTCACCGCGGCCGAGGCCGAGGCGAAGGTCCTCTACGAAAGCAACGATCCCTCCCGCCGCGGCCAGCTCCGGCGGGGCCCCGCCTGGAGTGTCAGCGCGGCGGTTCGGTTGCGGCTGGCGGAATCAGAGGTCGTATCACACTAGATCGGCCCCTTAACTACGGAGCATCACATGACATCGATCGAGCTTCGAGAGAAGCGGGCCACCGTCATCAAGGAAGCCCGCGACAAGTGGACGGCGGCCGAGGCCCGCGAGGGCGGCCCGACCGCCGAGGACAAGCAGGATTTCGACCAGGCCATGGACGGCGCCGATGGTTTGCTCGAGCAAGCCAAGCGGATGGAACGGATCGAGACGGCCGAGAGCGACCTCGACGCCCCCACCCCGCGCACCTCCGAACCGCTGCATACAGAGACTCGCGACCGCCAGACGGGCGAGCTCGCTACCAGGGACGCAGCTCACAAGAAGCTCGCCGCCTATCGCCACTGGCTGCGAACCGGTGAGATCAGGGCCGAGCTGCGAACCGAGCAATCGCGGGCCGCAGAGTACCGCGATACCGTCATCTCGACACCGGCCAAGGGCGGCTTTCTCATCACACCGGTCCAGATCAGCGACGACATCACCCGGATCATCATGGACACGGTCTTTATCCGCAGGCTCTGTGAGGCAGCGGGGCAAGTGGTCACGGTGACCGACGCTCAGAAGCTGGGCGTCCGGAAGATGGTCACGGACATGAGCGATGCCAACTGGACCACGGAGGTCGCACCGGTCACGGAAGACACGAGTATGGCGTTCGACCGCCGCGACCTCGAGCCGCAGCTCTGCTCCAAGCTGGCGAAGGCCTCGATCCGCACGCTGCTCCTGTCGAACGATGCGGAGAGCATCATTAACCAGGAGCTCGGGTACAAATTTGGAGTGACCGAAGAAAAAGCCTTTATCACCGGGTCGGGAACGGGCCAACCGCTGGGCGTCTTCACGGCCAATGCTAACGGCATCAGCACGGCCCGCGACGTGACCGCAGCGACAGCGACCAGCTTCACCGCCGACAACCTGATCGACATGAAGTACAGCCTGAAACAGGGCTACCAGCAAGACCCGGCCACGGCCTGGGTTGTCTCGCGCACGTTCGTGAAACTGGCTCGCAAGCTCAAGGTCGCGTCGACCACGGGCGGCAACGACCTCGAATACATTTGGCAACCCGGCATCACCGGCGGGGCTCCCGACCGCATCCTCGATATCCCGTACTACATGAGCGAGTATGCCCCGGCCACGTTCACCACGGGCCTCTACGTCGCCGTCCTCGGCTGCTTCCGCTTCTACAAGATTGCCCAGGTCCAGGAGATGATGATTCAAAGGCTTGTCGAGCTCTACGCCGGGACCAACGAGGTCGGCTTCATCGCACGCCGCTGGGTGGACGGCGCCCCGATCCTCGAGGAGGCGTTCAGTCGTTTGAAGTTGGCCTGAGAGTTGCCGATTATCCCTTGTTAGTTCTCAGTCCTCATTTCCAGGGTGGAATCATGAAAGTCAAGATGCTGACGATCGCGGCCGGTCCCGATCCCTCACAATACCACGATGCCGGGACCGTGGTTGATCTACCCCGCGCCAAGGCCAAGGAGCTGATTGAGAGCGGCCAGGCTGTTGCCGTGGACGAGAAGGCCGAGGCCCAGGACGAAGACGAAGACGTGGCCGAACCCAGGACTCCCAACGAAGAGCAGGCGGGCGAGTTCGGCAGGCGAGCCGTCACGCCGGAAACCACCTCGGCAAAGCACGCGCACGCCGAGGAAGCGGTCAAGGTCGACGACAAGCACAAGCCCAAGCACTAAACTAGCTCGATGACCCAGCGCAACAAGCTGATCACGCCCCCGGCGGTCGAGCCCGTGACGGTCGACCAGGCGAAGCAGCACGCGCGGATCGAGTATCCCGACGATGACGACCTGGTCGCCGGGTTGATCACCGCGGCCCGCCAGGTGTGCGAGCTCGAGCTCGCCCGGGCGTTCGTCTCCCAGACATGGGAGACGTACCTCCATGGCTGGCCATCGGCCTGGGGCAGCTCCGGAACGCCGTATCACGGCGGCTACATCCCCCAGACGCTGGGTTATCCCTACTCGCCCCTGGCGATGATCCAGATCGATAATCCTAACCTGATCTCGGTGGCGTCGATCGCTTACGTCGACACGAACGGCGCTATCCAGACGCTCGCGCCCTCGGCCTACCAGGTCGATCCGGGGGCGCCGGGTCGAATCTATCCCGGCTATGGCCAGGCATGGCCGGCAGTGCGATCCTTTCCCGGCGCCATCACGGTGAACTACCTCGCCGGCTACGGGCCCGCGGCAACGGACGTCCCGGAATGTATCCGCCTGGCCATCAAGATGATGGTGGCGGAGCTCTACGAGAACCGCGAGCTGACGGCCGCGCAGGCCTACAACCAAAACCCGATCTTCAAGTGCCTGCTGGCGCCGGCTGGCTGGGGCTTCTATCCCTGATGCGACCCCAGCAAGTCGGCACCTTCCGCCAGCGGGTCACCCTCCAGGACCTGGTCGAGACCATTGACAGTTACGGTCAACCGGTTCAGTCCTGGGTCGATCTCGCCACATTCTGGGCCGAGGTTCGCCCAATCAATGGCCGGGAAGCCGTCAACATTCGCCAGGTCTTTGCGACGGCGACGACATTGATCAAGCACCGATACCTCGGGCCAAGCCTCGACCCCAGCCCGAAGCAGCGTTATCGGCTCGTCAAGGACGGTCGGATTTTCAATATCCTCGACCCAACCAACATCGAGGAGCGGAACCGTTCCATCGAATCGGTCTGTGAGGAGCGTGTCGATTGAGCACAACGCATAAGCTGACCTTCAGCATCTCGAGCGACTCCGGCGGTACTCCTCTTAGCGGGGTTCAGTCCGAGGTCGGGGCGACCGAGATCAGTTTTGACCAGACTTATGGGGCGTCATTAGTAGATCAGCTCCTTACCGTCGCCTTCACCGCGGCCAATGTGCAGAGCGTTTTCCTGCTCAGCGACAAGGGCCTCAAGATCGAGACGAACAACGCCACCACGCCCACGGACACGATCAATCTCAAGCCTGGCTCACCGCTCGCCTGGAGCAAGTCGGAAGGCTATTCCCCCAATCCCTTCAGCGCCAACGTCACCGCGTTTTACATCACAACCACCGTCGCGGCCAGGTTGCAGGGCAAGATCCTGACCGTCTAAGGCTCGATCGAATGTCCACCGGCAGTCCTGACCTCTCTCGCTGGCCGCTTCTGGCATGGCTTCCTGATAAGGGTGTCGTCACCAGGGACAAACACATTCCAATCGCGCGGATTGTCAAGATGGACGACATCTACACGCGCCCGCAAATTGCGGCGGAGCTGGGCATCACGACGGATGACGTGAGCCAGGCTTTTTCCTATCATCTCGCGACAAGCTGAACGGGTTTTCGATGCCAGATACTAAAGCCACCGCATTGACAGCCGGAACCGTCCTGCATTCCACCGACCTCCTCCTGGGCGTGGACGTGACCGATACCACGATGGCGGCCAGCGGCTCGACCAAGCGGTACAGCCCCGCCATCGTCGCGGCGGGCCTGCCCGTCTTCGTTGC